CTTTGGAACGATTGCTTCACCAGCACATCTGCCAGACATCTGGAGCATCATCAATCGTGCTAGCCTGTGGCGGGTATGGTAAAGGTCTTGTTGAGTCTGTTACTCAAATGTCTTTGCTGATTAATAGCCTTAATGCAAAGAAGGATCTTGGTGTTTACTTTTTGTGTCATTCAACAGTAAAGTCTGTCAATGATCCAACAAGAGGTGAATACGCTTCTTTTGGGGTTCGGGCTGATAAGGCCATGTCTGAATGGGTTACTTCTTGGGCTGATCTAATTGGCTTTGTTGAAATCGACCTGATGGTTGGTGACGATGGCAAGCCAATTATTAAAAAGGATGGTAATGAGGTTCGCAGAACCATTACTGTTACTCCGAGGGGCGGTTTGACTGCGAAATCACGGATTCCAGGTGTGACTGGAACCATGACGGTTGATAGTTTTGTGTCTAAGATCAATGAAATCTTTTCTAAGAAGGGTAAGTAATTATGTCTGATGAATTTGAAATCTTTGGCCAAGATGAAGCGAAAGAGCTTTTAAAGGCTGATATTCTTCCCCCAGGGGAATATCCAGTAATTATCACTAAAGCGGAAGTTCGCACTAAGGATGACAAAAAATGGTTGTCTCTTGGTTGTCAGATCGATGCTCCACATGATATGCAAGGAAGGTACAAAACCTTTACGCTGTATATCAAAGACGGTCACCCTAACCCACAGGTTTGCAGTATTCATGCAAAGTTAAGGCAGAGTCTTGATGCTGCTCTTGGATTAGATCGGATGACCCTGACAAACATCATTGGTCAGGCCTGTGTGGTTAAAATCAAAAACAGCGAAAAGAACGGTTCTACCTATGAAAATGTAGAAAAGTTTTTGAAAGCTGTCTAATCTTTGCTCATGTTGCACTTGGAAGCAACCGATAAGAAAGGTAAGGAGGTGCAACATGAGTAAACTTTTCTTGTTTTGTTTGTGTTTCTTGATTGGATGTCAGGGAACAAGGAATTCGATAGAAACTGGGGCATCGACAACTTTAATGTCTGATTCCCCAGTAATCGAAAAAATGGATGTAAATCTTAAGTTTAAAAAGGAGTGGTAGACATGGAAGTTATTGCCAATATTTTTGAGTTACGAGCAGCGGTTACAAATGCTTTTGGTGAAAAAAGTTTTATCGAAACACTAGAGCGAAGGGGAATGTATCGCTCACGAATTGCATCAGTTGTTGATACAGATTGGTCTACTGAAGATGGTCAACTAATAGCACATCATTGGACAGTTGATCCAGAACCAATTGTCGAAAAATTTAATTTCCCGCCTACTTGGTCTAACAAGGAATCTTGGAAGAACACATTTGAATCTGATTATCCAGATTGTTTAGAGGATGCTCTTGATGTAGCCTTGTGGACTCCAAGAACCCCATCTAGATTAATCATTGAAGATGACAATGGTATTCGAGTTTTGAAGTCGATTGAAACAGATCCAGTTCAAAGGGTTGAAGAAAAAAGAATTAAACCTGTTAGCTTTCCGATTAAAAGGAAGAAGCCTGTTAGCAATCAACCTACCTTATTTGGAGCTTAATCAATGAGTGATGAACCTTTATTTGATCCAGAAGAAACCAAACCCATTCCCGCTGGAACTTACTCTGCTCGCATCATGCGAGCGGAGATTAAGACATCCAGAGCGGGAAACAAATACCTTGCTTGCGATATGCAGATATTGCAAGGGGCACAGCAGGGCAGAGCATTAGATGCAAACTTTCACATCTTTTCAACTGACACGAAGTTTCGAGCAGACTCAAGAAGGAAGTTGGCTAGATTGGCTTCCTCATGCGGTATCACTACTGTAATGAAACCCGAAGAACTTGTGGACAAACCTTTCTTAGTCGAAATAGGCGAAACCACCGATAACTATGGTGCAACGAATTTGATTCTTGGGTATTCAAAGTTAGGGAGAGGGTGATGAATCAAAAAGAATTAAAAAAAATAAAAAATGTTTTAGAAAATATTTATTTTCATTTAAATAAAGATGAATACCCATTTTTATTAAATGACTCAGAACATCAAAAATTTTTAGAAGCAATGAGCATTCTTAATTCAAACAAAAAAGAAAAACCTATTCCAGAACAAGTTGCAATTGATTATGTAAGAAGTGGAAACGCTTATTTTGTCAAAAAAAAATATAAAGAAGCTTTGGATAATTATTCAAAAGCCATAGAGGCAAACCCTCTTTTTTTAAAAGCTTATTTAAACAGAGCATTTGTCTACAACAAACTTTTTCAACTAGACAAAGCCATTTTGGATTTTAATTTTGTAATTAAATTAGAACCAAAGTGCGATAGAGCTTACAGCGGAATTGCAATTTCTTATTATTATAATTCTGATTTTCATGCTTGTAATTTTAAAGATGATGATTTAACAGATAAACAGAAGGAAATTAAACAGGAATTAAATTACTCTATCTTAAAATCAATAGAAAACTTTTCAAAATCAATTGAATTAAAACCAAATAATGCGTATTCATATAATGGAAAAGGTTGGGTACATTATTGCCAAAACAAATACACAGAAGCCATAGAAAGTTTTGATAAAGCAATTTTTTTAGAACCAAGCTTTAAAAGTGCTTATTACAATCGTGGATTATCATATAGTTCAATCGGAAACCATATTCAAGCTATTAATGATTTTACTAAAGGAATAAGCATACCGTTTTTTAATGATTGGCTTTTTTATTTGTCAAGATCGATTTCTTATAACGCAATAGGTAAAAAAACCGAGGCCGAAGAAGATAAAATTAAATCAGATAAACTTTTATTAAAACTTGAAGATGCTGAAAGAAAAGAAATTGAATGTCCATTTTTTAAAAAAGGAATTTTGTATGCTTCGTAAATACCAACAAGATGCGGTGGATTCACTATTTCAATTCCAGAATGATCGCCCTGGGCATTCATCTGTGATAGTAATTCCAACTGGTGGCGGGAAAACTAGAGTGATGGCTGAAATAATCAGACGATCATTTGAAGCCAACCCGAATTGCAGGGGAATGATTTTGTCTCATGTAAAAGAATTGCTTGAGCAATCATCCAAAACTTGTACACATTACGCTACCACAACAGGACTCCCTGTTGAGTCAATCGGGGTTTACTCCGCTGCATTAAAACGAAGGGAAGTAAAACCTTTGACGATTGCAGGGATTCAAAGTGTGTACAGAAAGGGTGCTGACTTTGGTTATTTAGATTTCATTATGATTGATGAATGCCATCTAATCAGCCAGAACAAAGAAACCATGTATCGAAAGTTTTTGTCGCAAGCAAAGATTTCAAACTCTAGAGTTAAAGTTGTTGGCTTAACTGCAACCCCATATCGACTTCAGAGCGGAATCATATTTGGACACAAAGAAAAGACTTTTGACAATTGCTGCTACGCAATTGGCGTACGAGATTTGATTGACGAAGGGTTTCTTTCTCCGCTAGTAACAATGGGTACAAGTGATTCACCTGACCTAAAGAATGTCAGAATCAGAGCGGGTGAATACTTTTCTAAGGATCTTGATGCGATTCTTGAAAACGCTGATCTTGTTCAATCCAGCGTTAAAGAAGCAATCGTAAAAGCATCTTCAAGAAAATCTGTATTGGTGTTTGCTTCATCGATTAAACACGCTGAAATGATCCTTAATGAATTAAAGAAGCAGGGCCAATCAGCAAACATGATAACAGGCGAAACGCATTCAACGATTAGAGACTTTTTGATTAATGGATTTCGGGCTAACAGTTTTAAATGGCTTGTGAATGTAGCTGTTCTCACCACAGGTTTTGATGCCCCTGGGATTGATTGCGTTGTGGTGATGAGGCCAACGATGTCAAAGGGGTTGTGGTATCAAATGGTAGGGCGGGGATTTCGATTAGCTCCAGATAAAGAGAACTGTTTGATACTTGATTTCGGTGATAACGCTCTGAGACATGGTTGCATCGATCAGATTGTAGTTGATGCTCAAGGCATTGAACTTCCAGCAGCTAAAGTGAAGCGTTGCCCTTCATGTAATCTCATACACAGGATTGGCAATATCATTTGTCCTTCATGCGGTTATTTCAAACCTAAAGAGGAAGAATCTTTATTCCCTGAGAAACTTTCTGCGAGCCAAACTAATGGCGAAATACTTGCTGGAAGACAACCAAAGCAATATGAAATCGTAGCTACTGGATACACAATTTATCGCAAGACTCCTGCATCAGATCCTTGTATACTCGAAACACACGAAACGCTTGAAGGTAAATTAATTCGATGCTATCACTCTCTTAAGCATGGATTAGAATTTATAGTTTGGAAATGGCTTAAGTCTGTTGGTGCAAAAGGTTTACCAGATAAGCATTGGAACATGAATAAAGAAAGCTTGCAAATCCAAGAGTGGTTAGATACCATTCCCAAACCAACTGCTATTAAAGCACACATAAATGAAAAGGGGTACTATCATATCGATAGTTATTCCTTTCAGAGCAATCGAGTAATAGGCGGGGGAATGGCGAAAGGGTGAAACCACTCCCCCTGTGCTGGGAGGAAGCAGACCCAGCATCATTATCTTAACCAATTTAACAACAAAATCAAAGGAATAGGTGTGCCTTGGAAGAAATAAAAAAACAGGCTTTGCGAGTTCGTAAACAGGGGCTATCAGTCTTCTCGACTAAGGTCGATAAAACCCCAGTAATTAAGCGAACTAACCGCATAGTTGAGCTTAGAGCTAACCCGCTGTCAGACCTTGAAATTGAGATAGATTTTAGCCACGCAAATGTAGCAGGGATAGCAATCAACTGTGGCCCAGTTGTGGGTCAGGAAAAGGACTTAGAATGCCTTGATATCGATTGCCCAAAGGTAGCAATTGATTTCCTTCCTGACCTTGAAGCATCAAGCAAAGAACTACACGATAAATTGTGTGGGTGCGTTGAAACAACCCCATCTGAAGGATTACACATTTTCTACTATTTACCATTAGGTAAATCAAAATGCCGTGAATTAGCGGTAATGTCTACAGATAATGGCAAGAGATGGCTTGCCGAAGCTAAAGCTAAAGGATCGACTAAAAAGATTGCTCCACCATTAATAGAAACAAGGGGGGCGGGTGGATATGTAGTTGGATTCTATTCTCAGGCAGTCTCAAAAATTGATGGATTAGTTAAGCCATATAAAATGATTCATGGAGATGTTGCAACCATTCCAATGCTTACTGCGGATGAGCATGAATTTCTGATGTCGTTTGCCCAATCTTACGATCAAAAAGCAGCAAAGAGATTCATCGAACTTAACAAGGAACCTTACCAGTACAAAGAAATAGGAAAGAAGACTGCCCTTG